GAGCTTAAAGATGATTCACCCATAATCTTATGATGCAGCCAATGTCGCGCCAACGTTAGCGATTAGTTTCCAATGCGGCCCCATCCATTCAAGCACAGATTCTTCATTCGCTGCATTGAATGTTATTGACGCAAGAGCTGTGGCCCCATCCAACTGAACACCGGAGGTAACAGTAAGAACAAAATTCTTGCTTGCCCCGATTAAAACCGAAATCTTAATCCTTTTTCTCTGCCCGATGAAAGTTCCATTGGCAAGAGTATTTGTGCAATGAGCTGCGGATACCAAAGATCCATCAATGAGAGTTGTACCACACTTAGAAAGAGTGATAGCGGCTCCGGCTGCGGCAGGTTGAAGCACTTCAACAAGTCCACTTTCTTCACCGGTCATCAGTTCAGCAAGGCAAGTTCCGGCAGCTGCAACCGTATTTAACAATCTTGCGTTACCTTTACCCTTTGAAGCTCCTGCAGCGTAAAAATACCCGGAATTTGTAGCCGTGATGGTACAAATCAGCATCGTTTCAAAACCAAGAGCCAAAGATGTTTCACCCGTGTAAACTTCACACACGGAACCAGGCTCATTGATAATGATCCACTGGCCACCTGTTTTGGCTGTATAAGCCTGATCTGTTACACCTGCAAAAGCAAGGCAATTTTCAGCAGCCGGCAAAGAGACTGTTTTATCTCTCTTACCGTTTTTGTCTGTCGCAGTCTCACCTGTCTCAGTGGTAACAACTGTTCTGTTATAGCACAATCCCTGGCCTTTTTCAAGAGCCCCTGAACCATCAAACCAAATCTTTCTCTGAATTTTTCTCACTTGCGTTTCGTATAGAATTTCCATTTTCATATCTCCATTTTTAAAGTTTCCAGGGGGAAACCCCCTGGATTAAGTTTTATGCTTTGTAAAGAACACCGTTTTTACGTCTGTTGATACAAAGATAGTTGTAGGTCAGGTCAACGTGGGTCTGTACCAGGTTGTGCTGATCACCAACAATCATTGGATCGGATTCCCTCAAGAAGTCACCTTCAAGAACCACAGGGTAAAAAGTGCTGTGGTCAACAAAATAAACCGGATCCTGAGTATCAAGATCAAGAATAGGGACCCAAATGATAGGATGTTTTTTGAAAACAATGGTATCATCTTTCGATGCAAGATCATTTCCAAGGTTATCGTTCTGGCTCTCACCAATCAATTCAAGTTCATTGATAGTGGGCTCGTTGACATAGAGCCTTGTTTTATCCCCTCTTCCGGAAGTGTAGTCCTTCAGGTTTACAGGAGATTTCCAGCCGATACGTCTGTAAGCTGTTCTAAGCTTAGAAATCAAATCACGTTTTGATTTATTGGCGTAAGTCCCGGTATAGTTCTTCCATCCTTCAACGGAAGTAGGATTAATCCCGGCAACGGTAGTATACCCGGCAGGGGCTCCACCATTAAAACCCTCAGTGGCATTCTTTACGATATAGTAAGGAAGTCCATAAGGATCTTTTTCATTGTCGGCAGCAGGACAAACCCATGCTTTTCTTTCAAGCTCGTCTGCAAAGGAGATCATACAATCACCTCTGCGCGGCTCAATCAATTTGAATACCATGAGCTTTCCAGAACCCTCATTCATAAGAATTTCGCGTCTGTCATAAGCCCAGTTGTTTGTAGCGTGTCTCCATGGCACACTTAAGGTTTTCATGAAAGAGGTAACGTTTCCGTTATCTTTTTCATACATACCGACATGTCTAGCCCCGTAGGAAAGCTTTACCATCAAAGATCTGGTAATTCCTTTACCACCATCGATAACGATTTTGTCTTTCTTCAACCATCTTGGCATCACTTCATATTCCTGAAGAGGCTGAGCAATCTGGACAAAAGACATAGGGTCCATGTTTTCTAACGTTCCAGTCGTTAGATCAAGAATTTGTCTATCTGTTAAGATCATTTGAATAACTCCTTATGTTAATCAAGATCCTATGAAAGATTCTTTAAAAAATTATCCGCAAAATCAACTGCGGCATCTTTGCCTCGTCTCTTTTCGGATGAACCTTTCTGATTAGGTCTTGAAATAAATGTTCGTTTTGAACTTTTTACTTTTTTACTTAATGAAAACTTTGCTTTTGTATCAAGCTTGTCAGAATAAACAGAATTCAAAGCCTTTTTGAATAAAGTCTTCAAATCTGAACTCCTTCCGAGTTCATTATCAGCTTTCGCTAATGCCTTCATTTCTGTCCATACTTCAGCTCTATTTTTAAAAGCCTTTGACTTTTTGTTGATCTTAAGATGATCGGTTTCACCAAAAGTCTCTTTCCAGAATTCTCCATCATCCTCATCTTTTAAAAGATTAGCGATTTGAGAATCGAATTCATCCATCGTTTGACGACGGATTTTTACATTTTCCCTTTCATCACTCACATCCAATCTTTCTTTAAGCTGGGTAATTGTTCCCATCAGCTCAGAAACCTTTCCGTGGTAATGCTTATTGAGATTCTTAAGCGTCTCAATAGTTTTCGGATCATAAAGGTCCGGGTCCAGATCTATTTTGAAATCTGGTTCATCATCCCCTTCTTTTTTCTTGGAGGATGGCTTTTTATCTTCATCAGAATGCCTTTTAGATGGACTATCGTCATCATCCGCATCATTCCGGGATTTTCTTTTTTCTGCTCTTTCAAGGATCCTTACATGCTTCAGAAGTTTTTCATTTGTTGAATATTCCTCGATGTCTTCAGGGTCCATACCTGCATCAATGGCCCTGTCTATAATACCTTCATCCAGCTCGTCGGATTCCTCTTCATCATCATCCTGGTCATCATCGTCATCATCGTCATCATCAGAATCATTAAGATCTTTTTTACCTGAAAAATCCTCTTCAAGATCTTCCCCGTCATCAAACTTCTCAACCCTTGATTTCGTTTTCTTTTCAGGCTTTTCTTTCAGCTTGTTTTTCTTACCTTTAAATTCCTCAATCTCATACTGTTTTTTTAAGGCTTCCTCGTCATCGGAGTCCTTAATCTCTTCACCCGGAAAAGCTTCTGAAAGTCCACCTTTTTTCTTAATCTCTTCTGAATCTGCCATAGTCTTATATTCCTTTTTTTAATTTATGGAGTCGGGTCTGAATACCCTGCATTCCTGTCATGAAAACCCATTTTTTTACAATACTCTTTTCGATGGCTGGCACTTAAAAACTCTGCCCTGCCTTCTTGACCTGGTACATTAAATCTTGTTGGAACCCCCATCTTTACCGATTCTTCGTAAGCTTCATTTGCTTGATCTGGATTACAACCCATAGCGTCAGAATATAACGGCCAATTCTTTGTAAAAGTCTTGACGCCCCTGCGTTCATGGCCCACGCAACGAAAAGCAGTTTTCCCGCTATCCAGTAAAATAGCCTTTCTGCCGTTATCATGTATGAATTCATTTTCGTCTTTTTCCTTATATGAATTAAAGAAAAGCTCAACTATTTCATCCGTACCCTCAGTCTCATAAATATAAACCGGCATTATTTACCCCCGTAAAATGTCATTGCCAATGCGGATAAGGAAATCAAAAGAGATAAATAATATCTCGTATCCGCTTTATTTTCAGAAACTTTTTCCTTTATCCATTTAACATCCGTTGAAATAATAGCAACCGCCTTATCTATTTTTGAAATCTTTTCACACATTACACCATGTTCGGCACATTGTTCCATTATCCAACACTCCTTGTTATCCCTGCGGCTTGGGAAGGTTGCTGCCCTGAATTCATCCCACTCAATAAAGCTGTCATCATAGCCTGAGTCTTTCCGCCTATTGTGGCCCCTGGCCTGTTAATTCTTTCATAAGTTCGCTTTGTTGTCTTTGAAGCTGGAGTTCCAATCGGTTCACCTTCCTGGCTCTGTCCACTCGCAAACATCAAAATATGATTCAATTCCGGAAGGTTGCTATATCTCGCAATGATATCAAGGAAGTTCTGAGCGTTTACCATAATCCCTTGCTGCTGCATCATCGGCATAAGTATTGGCATGAATGTGTTGAATACTTCAGACAGTTTCGCAAGCTTGGTTGTCGGGGTATCCTCCTGCATGGAGTAAGGCACTACATTGAAATTGTAGTCGAGATAATCCCCTTCCTTGTCTTCATCCGTGTAAACATAATCGATATTGATATTTGTTCCGGTAATCGGCTTTGTAAATGGGATCTCTGTTAATGGATCATACCAGAGATACCAAGAGATATCTTTGAAATCTCTTTTTGTAAAGTCATACACCCGGTCCCTCATTCCGTTTACCATCTCATTCGATGATTCGCTTAAAAGCTTATCCTGGCCAACGGTATCCGTTACCGCACCTAACCCCCCAAGGGTATCAAGATTTCCTGCGTAGTAAGAGAATAGTTCCTTCAGCTGCAGGAAGAACGCAAGGCCAACATTATCAACTCCACCAAATTTATATTCCTGGCATTTCTCAGGGGAAGTAACCCCGATAGCTTCCCCATCGGCAGCCTCAAGAATCTTTTCCGCATCTTTACCGCCACCCCTGGCAACCGCAAGAATCGTTTTTGATCTCTCCGCTTGTTTTCCAAGCATCCTGAAAATTTTATTTCCAAGCTCGTGAAGATCCATCCATAAGGCTGCAGGAGGTAACGGCAAAATCTGGTCAGGAACATCATGGAAAGATAAAATATTAAATGGTCCGCTCTCAGGCCCCATCCAGTCGGCTTCTCTTAATGGAGCGCCCCAATAAGCTTCAGATGAAGCATAGGGCATCGTTAAAACTTTACCATGATACGGAAGCCAAATATCAATCATTTCAAAATAATCAAGAAATTCCTCTTCTGAACTTCCACCGGCATCCCTGGAAAGGCCCTCCGTTTCATAATCCCCACCTGATTCATTAGTCTTTCTGAATTCTAGAGTTTTAAGCCGGTACATTTTTTTTAAGATATCCGGATCGAATTGTCCGCTTTCAATTGCGAAATCGCATGGAAGACGATATTTATTACCCATAAATGAACATTGATCCCATCGCTTTGCGGCCATATCAAATACAAAGTCATCGATTGAGGTATGATCAACAAATACCTGGCCAACATCATGGGTAAACCCATTGAATTCAACTTTGCTTTGAAGCGCGACACCCTTCTTTACAACTCCAAAACCGAATAAAGCATCGAGAATAACCTTCTGGAGTGTTGACTTGTATTCGATTTCCCTGATTGATTGGTCCATTGCAAGTCCAAGGTTGACAGCTGAATTCCGAAGTTGTGAATTAAAGTTTGTGACAAAGGCTTTTGGATTGGAAGAAACAAGTTTTTGAATGTAGATGATAACGGCCTGAGCCATCATATTGACAGGGATACGGGATTTTAATCCCTTTTTTGAATAATGGTATCCAACATATTGCTGAATAAACTTAAAACGACTTTCCCGGTAGGGTTGCATCCTTTTAAAGTTCAGATCCACCGCTGTTTTCAACCGCCCTAAATCAATCCCAGCCATCTCCCCCTCGTTCTTCCTCTTTAGATTTTTTTAAAAAAGATTCCCTGCGGCCACCCACTGAATTATCATCAGCGGCTTCCGGCTCTTCCTTCTTTCTTTTTTCATGCTGTTCACAAATTTTCCAACAAAGGGCATCCGCAATAACACGGTCGCCATGATGTTTTTTAGATGAAGAGGTCTCTTCGTCATTATTAAGAGAGGAAGAATGCTCAACACCGCTTTTTGTGTAAACGTATTGAAGGGTTTCTTTGACAGCGTATTCGCTGTGATTGATAAATGTCTGTCCAGAAAGCGCATTACGATACCCCCCCAACAAAACAACTTTTGAATCCCCAGTATTCCACCACCCCGGTAAATCGGTAACTTTCTTCGTTATCGATGTATCGTTCTGTCTGAAATATATATTTTCGTAATGATATGTGTCAATAAATTTGTTTGAGAAAATTTGTCCAGGGCCATTCATTTCCCAAATGAAATAAGCTTCATGGAAAAACTTCCCTATCATTGCTGCAATCTTCGCCATGGCTTCAGGGGAAGTACGTGTGTCGCACCACTCGGCAATTTTTTCCCCTGTGTCCAGATTGATTACTGATATGACAGAGTTACTTGCCCCGGTTCCTGCGGAAATATCCGCTCCGGCCCCGTAATATCCGGAAGGAACTGAGCCGTCCGGGTTGAGTGTTATCCAAAGCTTAAGCTTTCCCCCGGCTTTCTGTTCAAAATGGCTCGCCATGGTATCTTCGTCATCAATAACCAGGTTTCCTTCAAACCATGGATAAGTACAATGGAGATTCATGTAGGTTTCTTTGATAAACCGGTCATCAAAGAACTGATCCCCTGAACCAAAATAATTGATATCAAGTTCCTGAGCAGCTTCCCGGTCTGAAGCGCATCGCCTTCTTTGGGTATCATACCAGGTTGAGGAATAAACTCCGGCACCCCTGTTGATAAACTTATAGTCAGATGTGAAATTATAAGTCTTATCAAGAATCTGAAGAGAACCATCTTCAAGAAAACGGTAGAGCCCTTTTGTTTTTTCCGGATGTAGGGTCCAGTGAAGCGTCACCTTACGGATATCAAGCTGCGTGACATCATAGAAAGCATTGCAGCTTCCCTTCGGGGTTGACACATAGATTCTGCAGTTCGTCGCATCACGGGTTGATTCAAGGATCCTGTAGCCATTCTCAACGGCTGCGAATTCATCGAGAAGAATTGCCGTCCTTCTGTCACCTCTGGCAAAGTTTTCATTGGTGGATTCCCCATCAACCACAGAACCGTTGAAAAGATTCTTCCTGTGCATGTCTGTCTTTTCAACAATAGGCCTAAGGAATGAAGGTAAATGTTCAACGTGAAAATCAAACTTCCAGAATAAAGCGCGGGGATTCCCCGGGTCTTCCACATACTCTTCTTTACGGGAACCTAAAAGAAAGGATTCCATCGGGTAGAAATGCCACACCCATTCGATTGCATAGAGAGGTATCCAGGATCCTCCCATGTCACGGGATTTTTCAACGGCAATATCCTCACCCTTAAAGATGGCGTCAACGCATTCCAGGATAAATTTATCCTGATAGGTTTCATAGGTGATAAACGGAAGGACCTTTAAATGGGATTTATTCTTCGGGTTGTAGGTCCAGGCAAAAACATTGAGATAGAAAAGAATGTCCTGTTTACAGATTCTCCGGATTTCCTTGGCGTAATCCTCATTCTCAAGGCAGCGCTTGATTATTTCTTTCCGGAAAAGGAGATTCCTTTTAAGATCTTTCGGGACCTTTAAATAAGCTGCGTGATTTTTCTGGAGAACAGATTGATCAACAGTGTAGTATTTAATTGATCGCGGCAAGGATTTTGTCAATGACTCCAATCTCTGATCCCCCATCATCATTAAACCGTTTTATCATTTCCTCCATCATATCAGCCTTCGGCATTATCTTCGGCCAGATTGTTTTGTAGAATTCAGCATTAAGGATCGGGTCAGCCTGAATTTTCCGGAGATGGCAGTACGCTCCCTGGGAAGGGGCTGATAGCGGATTGACATTGGAATTTCCAATGTTATTGTAGATCCACTCGATAATCTCCCGGATGTTCGCCTTTTTCTTTCCGTTATTTAAAGAATCAAAAAGCTCCTGTTCCTCTTTCGTGAAACTCCCATCACTGTTCTCTGTTTGGGACTTCTTCTTTCCATCACTCCCATCAGCCTGAGCGGATTCCAACGCTTTTGCGTGGGCTTCCTTTAAACTCAACCCCTCTCGCAA